GTTGATGTAGAGAATGATGATTTGCATTGAGGGCTAGCACGATTTTTAGCAAAGACAAACATACTATCTTTAGGAATTTGAGAATAAATCATCTCATTCTTTAAAGGCAAGGGAGTACCCTGGGGAACGAAGAGATAATCACTCTGGATGAGAGGAGTATTTGCTGGCTCTGCTTTCCAGCGGTTATAGTCATTGGCAATTAATTTAATCCCATCGTAGCTCCCATAAACACCATTGCCCATTTCGAATTGGACAGGAGCTGGAGTATTAATGCTAAGGAGATAGTTGTTATTTCCTAAGTATGAAGCATTTTGATTTACTTTTTCAAAATTATCAAAAGGATTGGTTGGAGTTTCATTTACAGGAGATCTATAATAATCTGGATATATTCGACTAGGGTTCATATTTATATATATAGAGAAAAATTATAAATTCTTTTGTTTTCCAAATATCCAATTTACTATTCCCCAAAAAATATTTTTGGTATCAAATTTTTTATAAGTACTTAAAATATATTGTTCTTTCGTAATATCTGTATTAATTTTTGAATTATCTAAAGTATTTTTTAAAATAAATAAATCATCTGGTTTATGATCCCCATCTGGACCAATTTGATACTCATTTAAAAATATATCTTCCAATTTAAAATTGGAATTTCTAAATGGAAAACATTCATTTTCTTTATCATAAATATTTTTTAGTGGAATGCCTAAACCTTTAGAATTGTAATAATCATTTAGAGGACCTCCATACATAGTAAGTAAATCGACATATTCATATGGACCATTTATATCAGATATTTTGTTCATATTTTTATGTTTTAATTCATTAATATTGTAAATTGGGAAGTAAATTATGTCGTTATTATTCTTCACTTGAAAATTGAAAATATAATTTTTATGATGTTTTTTATATTTGATTTCAAGAATATAAGAATCATTTTTATTTAGTGATGTGAATATTTTATTTAATATAACATAATTGGAAAAACGTATGTTATCATTTAGATTCTTTACATGTTTATGATTTACTTCAACTACTTTATTTGTATTTAAATCAATAAGGTAAATGTCTTCTATAACTGTATCAACGCCATTGTTTCTCCTAAGTATAAATTTCTTTATTTTATATTTAATCTCTAATGCAAGATTAAATAAATATAGTGAGCAATTGATTAAAATATTTAGGAAGCTTTGCATTACTATAAATTTATTCATAAATAATTTTTTAAATCATTTAGAGAAAGCAAATATTTTTTTATAAAAAATTTTTTTCATTATATATTATATAAGATGAGCAATTGTGCCAATTTAATTAACCGTTTATTCAGTGAAGTTTGTTTTTTAAAAGAACGTGAAGCAAAAACCACATTTATGTTGGATCTTTTGCAAATCAATCAGGCTATCTTCCAACGTTTAGATACAACTGTTTATATTGTTCCAAGCAATGCTTCAACTGCTACTGTTATTGGTCTCCCTGTTAGCGTTCAGGCAAACTATGTTACCAAAGATGAGAAAGCCGCTGCTACCGTCCCATCTCTCATTACTCTTGGAAGCATTAGCCCTGATTGCATTGTTTACAGCACTAAGAACTTATTCCAGTATGGTGTTAGAACTGAGACTGGCTTCTTCGATTTTACTAAGACAGTTCCAATCACTGTTCTTGATGTTAATGTTGAGATCCTAAACAATGTTGACTCTGCTGCTGTTTACGCTGCATTGAAAGCTTGCGTTGACACTACATCAACTTCTACTTTATCTTGTGCTGCTTACGATGCATTAGTTGCATTCTTAGCTAGATATGGTGTAAAGAGTGTCAATGTTTTCCAGGCTGCTTGCATTTATAAGAATTTAGAAGACATTGTGTTGAATAATGCCGAAGCAACAAGAAGTTTAGGTTTAGCACAAGTTGAGGATAAACAAGAAACTGCAGATGCAACTGTAGAAGTTGTTGAGGCTGCCCAACCATTTGAACCCGCCCAGCCATCTGAGCCATCTGATTTAATCAGCAATGTATATGTTAGACAGCTCCAGGACACTACATTGTCTGAGTCAGTAAGCAACAATGAATCGATTGAACTTAAACTTAAAGCTTTATTGGAAGCAACTGAAACAACAGAGCAAACCGAATAAATTAAGGATGTATATTTTTTTAATAATATTATTAAAAAAAATTTTTTCTTATATAGTTATATAAATGAGTGCTGAATCTCAAAAATTATCCCAATCGACTTTATTGTCTGTTAGAAATAACTTAGCCTATGTATTTAGATTTGGCGGTGTCTGCACTGCTCTTAAATTTAATCCTTCCAATATTTCTAACGAGGAGTCACGCAAGTTGTCTTCGTTTATTATCAATTCCCTTAATGAAGAATTGTGGGAGAGTGGTGTAGATGTCATTTCTACTAACTACAACAACGGTGGTGCTGGTTTCATGATCTTGACTACTATTGAGAATAAGGAACAAATTCGCAGACTTCTTGAAAAGCTCCACATTTCAAAGACTCTTAAGAATGAGTATGTTGTTCTTATCAATGATGTTCTTGCCCTTTCAAACAGTGGAAAGACTATTGAGAGTGATTATACTTCAACTTCTTACATCATGTCAATCTTTGATAACTACAAGATCAACACCCAAAGCCAGCTTTCTCTTTCACTTAACGAGGATGCTAACACTGCTGCAGATGTCCAGATTTGCGAGCGTTCAATTGCTTCTCAGCTCCAGAGATTTGGTCTCGTTAGTGACAACAATGATTTAGGATGGCTCAACATTGTCGATGACTTTAGTGGCAAGTTTGCTTCTAACACCAAGAAGTATATTGTTCCAGGTCTTCTCATTGTTGCTCTCTTTTACACTTGCCAGTTCTTGTGGAAGAAGTACAATGAACTTAAGAATCAGATCGATGGCAATGTCGAGTCAGCTGCTTCTGGTGAGCGTGCTCTCGATGTAGAGGCTAATGCCCAGCCATTTGAGCCTGCACAGCCCTCTGAGCCTTCTGACTACAGCGTTGTTATCGGCAAGCGTGCTGTTGGCAATCAGCGTCTCTCTTCTCTCCTTAAGACTTTAGAGGACTCTGATGTCAAGCGCTCTAAGTCCAACAACATTGAGAGCAAGATCCTTTCTCTTCTTGCTGAGACCACTACTAGCTCTCATTAATTAAATAAATAAATATTTGTTAAATATTTATTATCTATTTTATCATATATAATTATATATATGAGTTATATAAATTACATAAATAGATTATCTTCAGACATAAAAAAAGTTATTGATGAAAATTCACAAATTCAAGATGTGATAAAAAGAAGCCAGGATGCTTATAACTTAATGCCAAATTTTAATAAAAATTCGATTGGATATAAATTAAAATATATTTTCGAAATTGATAAAGAAATTAAAAGTCCAAATAATTTTTTAGCTCTTCAAATAATCATGAATTATTTATTAGAAAAATTTATTGAAAATAATGAATCAGTTTATTTCAAATATGATTTTTACATTTATAATGAAAATTTATATTTATCAATTTTTCATAATAATAAGAATTATTTGGAATCATATTTTGATAATTTGATTAATTTTATTTCTAGTGAGTTAGACACTTTCTCAATGTTAATTCGATCAAAATTTCTAGATCTTGCAACATTAAGTTTAAGAATAAAAATAAAAATAATTCAAAAAGAATGTCCAATTTTAATTGATATCTTGTGCAATACAATTAAAGAAAAAATAAAATATGATCAAGTTAATGAAATCGTTGATTCTATAATTATAATAACTCGTACAAATGATATTACAATATTAAAAGATATTGAAGCAAAATATACTACTTTAAAATCAGAGGAAAATACATTAGATTTTTTAACACAGTTTAATATTGAAAATAAAAGAAAAAAAGTAGAAGATGAAACTATACATGAAAATGTAATTAAGAAAAAGAGAGAAGAGCAAAAAGAAAATGAAGAAAATTTTGAAAATAATAAGAAAGAGGACAAACAGTTAAATATATTTAATAATGTAGAAACAATAAATGATAATATTAAGCAATTATTTTGGCACACTGATGAACCAAAAATTTATTCGAATAAATATGATTGGTTAAACAGTATTCTTTTTGTAATTGTTTTAGCTACTGTTATTTATAAGGTTCCTTTCCTCGCTCAAAAGATAAAAGATTTTACTAAAAGTAATTCTGTAATTGATAATATTTTGGATTTAGCTACTGATGATTTAACAACAACTAAAACTAGAACGAGCCAAACAATAAATCAAAAAGCTATAAATAAATTAGAACCTATAAAAGAAATGAACGAAGATGCTTCACCAGTAGAACCTGCTGAACCTGCTGAACCAAGTGATGAGGACATTGGAATAATTACTAGAAATATTATAAAAAATTTTAATGAAATGGAAAATTCAGCGTATGATTTGAAAAGTATAGAGAATCGATTAAGAGTAATTTTAGAAGAGACAGATACAAAAACATAATTTAGGGATTTATGAGTAAAAAATAAATCTATAATATTTTAATGAATCCTAATTGTGTTAATATACTTAATAAAACAGTTAATAATGTATGTAAATTGGAAAATCAGGTTCTTACTAATACTCAAAACATTGAATTTATAATGAAATATATTAATTTCAACAAATCTTTATTATTATCATTGCATGGAACCAATAATAAAATTCCAGTTACTGTCCAACATTATTTAATCAATCCACTTTTCACTAGTGATAATTTACTAAAAGAATTTATCCTTGGTGTATTGGAAGATTTTAATAAAAATGATAGTGAAAATTATTACTATTTGATTGAATCCAGCAGAGATGTTCCTTTCCTTATAAAAAATGTTTCTTTTCCCAGCATAATCCAAATTAGCTTAGTTGATAGTGATAAATCAGGCTTAATTTCCTTTTTGGATTCTATCAAAGCTGGAAACATTAACAAATTAAGTACAGTTGTTGAAACTCTTACCTCAAAAATTTCTGAACCAAACTCATTTGTTCTTGCAATTCTTCATTATTTAGATAAATCTCCAGATATTTCTTTCCACAAAGAAACTAAAGTTAGTCTAATAGGAAATAATATATCTTCAACTTATGATGAATTAAGTAGATTAAAAGATGAACAACATAGTAAAATAGCAAGTTTAAGCAGTAGAAGTTTTCCAGTAAAAAACATTTTAGATACTGTTAATATTTATTTATCAAAAGGAAAAGATAGTATGGTTGCTAATTATAAAGCGAAATCGCATAATGATCCTTTTTATGCACCACCAACAACTGCAGATTTTATTCATGCTGCTAAAAAAATATTCTTAGAGGATTCCTCTTTAGAATCGAATGGATATCTCAATTACAACGCTGAACCATTCCAGCCGTATGATCCATATGAACCATCAGAGCCAAGTGATTTCAATGTTAACTTTTTACCAAAGATTGATGGAATGACTTCTATTAGCGAGAATTCGGAGAAAATCGAATTTAAAATCAAACAGTTATTGGATCTTACAGAGACGGAGACTACCGCCGAGTAAATTTTTCATTTCAAAAATATAATATATTATTATATTATGACAAATGGTGAAGTATGTACTGCTGTAAATGCACTATTTAGAGCAGTTTGTGAATTAAAATTAACAAATAGCAAAAACGCAATAAAAAGTCAAATGCAATTTTTTAGAGATTTACAAATAAATAGGAGAGCATTAGTAAGTAGTTATGTTTTATATGAATATTATTCCCATGATTCAATAACCATCGCTCAAGATGAATTGGATTTAATGAGAGAGTTCTTACTAACCTATTTAGAGAAATATGATGATCCAAATATTGTTGATATATTTGTTACACTTCAAAATAGAACATTAAAATTTATTTTTTCTTGTTATGAAAGAGCCTCAAAAACAAATAATACAAGTACTGTTATTAAAGAAATAGAAAATGATATAGCAAAAGTTTATGAAAATTCAATTTTTAAAATATTGGACCAAATTACAAATTCTTTACCAAGTGACGATCTCATAACAAAAATAAAAAATGTACAAAAATACTTTAAAACTGGAAATTTAGTTGCGAAATATAATGAAAATATTTTAGGAAATTATAAAGAATTGGAAAAATACTGCTTGAATACTAAATTGGGTCCAATCATTCCAGATAATCCTTTTACTTGTTATGAACCATTTCAACCATCTGAACCTTTTCAACCTTTTGAACCATCTGAACCAAGTGATTTTATTAGTTTTAGTTATTTCAATAGTAAAATTGCTAACATTAATACAGAGTCCGCAAATTTTAATGAACAAAATATTAAGACTGCGATTAGTAAAATTTTAGAAATTACAACAACAGAAGAATTAACTCAAGTGTAAAACGTAAATTACTTAAAAACTTTTTAATATATTATTAATAATGGCTACTATTTCCAAGTCCAACCCCTTAAATACCCCATGGGTCTTATGGTATCATTCTCTTGAAGAACCAAACTGGACAAAAGATACTTATGTAAAAGTTGCAGAGGTAAATACAGTTGAGGATTTTGTTGGGCTATTCAATAATTTTAATTCATTCATAAAAGGAATGTTCTTTTTTATGAGAAAAGATATTTTCCCACAATGGGAAGATGAGAGCAATATCAACGGTGGATATTGGTCATTTAAAATTGCTAAAAATGTTGCTGAAAAAGCTTGGTATGAATTATCTGCTTCTTGCATTGGAGAGGTTTTAACAAAAAATCCCAATGATATGTATAATATCAATGGAATAAGCTACAGTCCTAAAATAAGCAACGTTATTATAAAAATATTAAATAGAAACTCCGATAATAATGATCCTACCCAATTAACTGAGAAAATAGAAAATTTACACCCAAGTACTACTCAATTCAAAGCTCATATTGAGAATAAAGATGAATTTGTTAGCAACTAAAAATTTCACTCATTGCATTTATTAATTCGTGATTCCTTTTTCTAAATCTTTTTTTTTGCTTTAATATATCATTCAAAGTGAACCATTGTATCATATCTTTTTCTAATAATCCTCTTTGTCTTGCTTTATGAATTTCATTCTTCTTATCCAATATATGTTTATACAAAATAGTTGTTGTGTAAAATATCCTTTCGAATTTTTTATCATATTCAATTGGTAAGAATAAAATAACACCCTTATACTCAGATGAATATAAAACAAGAAGTTTATTAAAGTTTTCTTTCAAATATTTTTTAGTTCCTTCAACAGTTCCAAATATTCCATTAGTTCCTTCCCAAAATTCTCTTATCAATCCTTCCAAATTATTCTCTTTTTCTTTTTTAATATTTCCACCAAAATCTCCCCAAAGGGCTCTATCATCTCCTTTCAATTCCTTTGTTTCTCTCCCAAAAAGAAAATATAATTCTCCTCCACTAAAAGAAAAAGGTATTATTCCTCCAGACTCAATATCTATCTTATTTAATTCATCAATATCTTTTATTAAATTCACCATAAACTTATATCCAAAAAAAATATAAAATTTTTACAAAAAAAATTTTATTTTATTTTATTTTAATAAATCATTTAATCTTTGGAGCAAGTGCTAATTTAAGATAACCTAAGCTTCCAACCTTGTACTGGATAATAAGAGGAAAATCATTCTTCATAAATATTTGAACATTATTACTTAAATGAGTGCACTTAGTAAATAAAACTAAATGACGAAGATTGTAATATCCTTGAATTACTTCATATTGTTCATTATTCTTATCAAAAGTTAAGCCTCCATGCTCACTACATACTGTTTCTTGATCAGCAAAATCTCCGCTGCAAGAAAATATCAACTTATTCCCAACATTCTTTATTTCAATCAAATCAGCCAAATTACTCATATCCTTGCAAATCTTCTGGAAATCATCACTAGGCATAACTATGGTATTCTCAAATTTCTGTGGGGGAATATTTACTTCCTCATACTTAATATCCATCAAATTCAATTTATAATGTGTTACACTATTTTTGTCACTATTGTCAATCTTTATTCCTAATTTGTTTATGTCATTCTCTGCAATATATAAAGTTAAACAATCATTGTTATTTGAAATGGTCTTTATCAACTTATGAAAATACATCATACTTACGCCAACAATTAATCTTTTCTTACAATTATAATATTCAAATCTTCCTCCATCCAATCTTAAGTGAACAAGAATAGTTTGACTTGAATCCATCGCAACAATCTTGATAAATCCCTTATCCTCTTCATTCTCTGCATCACTATTACCCTTGTGGAATTCTATATTAACGTCAGTTAAAATGTCTTTTAACGCTTCAACTAAAGTTTTAAAAACCGTAGTCTGCACGGTTTTGCATTCCATAACATTTCCGGTCATCTTTTTATATTTATTATCTCTAAATCTTTTAAATCATTTTTACTCATCAAGAAAATAATAGGTGAAAATTTTCAGCTAAAAATTAAAAAATTCAAAAAAAATTGATTTAAAAATATCCTATGTTATAAGCCAATATGAAGTATGTCACTATCATTAAAAAACGATTCTTTTCCGGTGCCAACAGGAATTGATGTTGAATCAATCAAAGATGCAGAAGATATTTTAATTTCTATTCTTGAAAAAAATAAGAATTGTGGTGAAGAAGCACCTCCGGCAGCAGAATTAAATATTTCAGTGAAAACCGCTTGTTGTTATATTAACAAGCCTTATAATATAAAGAAAATGTGTATGAAATTAGAGGAAAATCTTAAGAAATTCAATACTTTTAATGAAGATGGAGAAAGATTAGGAATTGGAAGTGTTATTAAATCTATTAATTATACGAAGGTCGATTCTTCAGAAGAAGGAATTATTGTTAAGAATAGTAAATCAAACAATAATTTTTACAATTCAATTTGTATTTCAATTAAAATTCGCAAGGATAAATGTATTAATTTAATGATTTTTACTAATGGAAGAATTACTTGCACAGGATCTAAAAATGATGATGATGGGTTTATTGCTGCAAATTTGTTATTGGATGAAATGAAAAAAATACCGGATATATTTGAAGATGGTGATCTTGATAGTGTTCAAGTAATTAATTATGAAGTTGTTATGATTAATAGTAATTTTTTCATTGGATTCTTTGTCGATAATCACAAATTATATGATATTTTAATTAGAAATAGAGACACTTACAAACTTTTCAGCAGTTTTGATCCAAGAGTTTATCAAGGAGTTAAAATTTATTTTATGTGGAATTCTAATCAAGCTGTGAAAAATGGAGTTTGTGTATGTTCAAAAAAGAAATGTAAGATAAGTGCTAAGAAAAAAAATGGAAATGGTGAAGGTGATTGTAGAAGAATTTCAGTAGCAGTTTTTGGAACAGGAAAGGTTTTAATAGCTGGTGCTAAGAACGACGCACAATTATATGACACATATAATTTTACAGTTAAATTACTCCAAGATAATTACAAAAAAATTGTCCAATTTTCAATTGAAGATAAAAAAAGATTATTAAAAGATTATTGTTCTCCAAGTTCAATTGTTAGAAAATTGAAGGTTATCGCTTGAAGTTTTTGTATTAGCACACATCGCTCTTATAGTACCAGGTTTGCAATTATCTGTTATTATTTTATCAGAGAAAGATAAAACTCCATATTTCTCTTTGCACATTCTATCTGGATTTAATGATTGATCAAAACACGCAGTAGAATTTTCAATTAATTCCTTTCCATCGTAATAATTTCCATCACAAATTGCCCTTTGATATCCTTCCGGGCATCCTGAAAATTTGATATCTTTATATCCCATTTTCAAGTATTTATTATCTTTTTCTTTTTTGAATTTAGTATTGCAAATACTATTCATATCAGTACCAACAGGAACACATCTTGTTGAATTGGGAGCGATTTCTACTCCCATTTGATATCCTGGTTCGCAAAGTCCTCTATAATCATTTGGAGGACATCCAAAATTTTCAACAGTTCTTACTCCGTATTCTTTTCCAAATTTATCTTTACATTTTAAATCATATTCCAATAAATTTTCTCTTGGTAAGCCAAAACATTGGGTTGATTGATATGGGTTTAAATTAAATCCTTTTGGTGCTGCTTTATAAAGATTCGCGTAATCTGGTTTTTCCTTCATCATTTTTTTCATTTGTTCTCCACTTACACATTTTCTACCAAAGTATGGATGAGAATATCCAAAACGTGTAAGTCCATCATTACCTTTATATTTACAAACTCCGATTCCAGCTGTAGCACCATCTCTCATTCTCAAACCAAATCCAACACGATTACCATCTCTATCACCTCTACTAATAAATTCTTCTTTATCACAACTACATAACTCTTGATCTTCACTACTTATTTTTTTAGCTCTACCTTTTCTTATTGGTCTACGGGAATCCCCTTCTTCTCCCATAGCAATCTCTCTTTTAACTTCTTCAATCTCTCTTTCATATTCTTCTTCTTTTATTCTGCACTCGTCCAATTTTTTCAAACAAGATTCTGCTGTCTCGCTATCTGGTGACTCTGCTAGTAATCTATCTCTCGATATGCACTTACCATTTATCAAAAATCCACTCTTACCATTTTTTATGCAAGGACCTGATGCAATATTCGAAATTTTTCTTCTAGCTGGTTGTGGACTTGGATTTGGTGCAGTATTTTGAAAATCCTCTATAGTATTTTTATTTAGAAATCCAACAAGTAAAGTGATGAAAACAATAAAAAATAAACCACCAATACCAAAATAATAATATGCTCTAAATTGACTAACAAAAGGACCACCAAATATTAATAAAGCTAACATTATAAATGAGAAAACTAAAACAATTGATCCCAAATACATACCTGGGTAATTTTTTCTATATTTAGTAACACAATCTCTTTTTATAGGAAAAAAAGGCTGGGATGATATCCCTAGCAAAATAATGCTCAAAATAATGATTAAAACTAAAAATGCTACACAACCCATTCTTAAAGTACTATTTTCATCAAATTGATTTACAAAATTTCGAAAGAATAATCCAGTTTCATTCAAAATATTTTCAATCATTACTCTTTATTAGAAATTTAATATCGCCTTCAAGTTAAAAATAAATTAACTTAATATAATAGAACTATGGCGGGTGGTTTAATGCAATTAGTAGCCTACGGGGCTCAAGATTTATATTTAACAGGAAATCCACAAATAACTTTCTTTAAAACTATCTATAGAAGACATACAAATTTTGCTATGGAATATATACCTCAGTACTATCGTGTGTTACCTACTTTTTCAACAACACAAGCAAATAAAGTAACTGTAAAAATAAATAGAAATGCTGATTTAATTCATGATAGTTATGTTGTAATTGATATCCCAAGTATTTATTCAACAAGTGCGGAGAAATTCCAATGGGTAGAAAATCTTGGTCAAAATATAATAGCGAACGTGGAATTACTTTGCAATGGTGTATTAATTGATAAACACTATAGTGAATGGTTAAATGTGTGGGCTCAATTAACAATTGATAGAAGTAAGAGAAGAGCATATGATGAAATAACTGGTAGCTTATGGCAAATGCAGTTTCCTGTAAAATATTATGGAGAATATTCTCCTAATACTAGACCATCCATCTCAGGAAGAAGACTCTATATCCCTTTATTCTTTTCATTTTGTGTTAATCCAGGATTAGCATTGCCACTCATAGCACTACAATACACCGATATATATGTTAATGTAGAATTTCGACCATTAAATCAATGGTTCACTATGTGGTATGGATTAAATCCTGAAATTTTATATGAATATGGTAAATCAGGTGGAGGACCTAGTGCTGGAATACCTCAATTTGATGTTGATCTTTTTAATTCAATACAAGCTGCAAATCTACCAGAAGTACCAGCCGCAGATTTAGTTAATGCGCTAGAAGCAGATGGATTTGGTCCATTAACATATTTTTGGAAATTCGTAAATGGGACTCAAGCTCCAGGTGTTTGGAGTCAAAATAGTTATTTATTTGTTAATTATATATTCTTAGATGAAGATGAAAGAAGAAGGTTTGCCCAATCATCACACGAATATTTAATAACACAAGTCCAACTCCAGGAATTTGGTGGTATTGATGGTCCCCAAGTACTTGAGCTTAAAATTCAACAACCTGTAAAAGAACTAATATTTACAACGCAAAGAACAGATGTTTACGTGGTAAACCAATGGAATAATTATACGAATTGTTTATATTTTCATTCTTTGTATGATATAAGTTTTGTAAAAAATGCGAATTATTTTAAACAAGAGATAGAATTTTTTGAAAACAATATAGATCCTTGTTTGCCCAATGTGCAGCAACAATTTAGTGAAACTACTAATCAATATGACATTGATCAAAAAAATATTTTATACTTTGGTAAATTATTATTAAATTCCAACGATAGATTTGATTTTAGAGATTCGATTTTCTATAATGCAATGGAACCTTTCAAATACCATACTAATTCACCAGATGAAGGAATTTACTGTTATGCTTTTGGACTTAACCCAGAAGAGTTCCAACCAAGCGGTACTTGTAATTTTAGTAGAATTAATAGAGCCCAACTACAGCTGTATTTAAGACAGGTTGTTAACACGGATATAGAGTATAATATCAATGTTTATGCTCTCAATGTAAATGTTTTTAGAATTATGGCTGGAATTGGAAGCATTGTTTTTTCTAATTAATTTTCTTTTGATAAAAAATGATTTAATTATTTCTTATCAATTAAGATTATAAATGGAGATTTTACCAGGATCACAATTTCTCAATTTTGAACTTATTAAAAAAATAGGTGATTTTGGGGGAAAATCAAATGTGTGGCTGGCAAATTTAAAAGGAACTAATTTTCTATTTGATTTGTATATAAAAGATATTGAAATTCGAAGTTCCAAACCACGTGGTGATCAAAAACTTGTATTAAATGATAAAAATATTGTAATTCTCAAAGAATTGGGAAATGGTTCTTATAGTTCAGTTTATCTAATTCAAGAATTTGAAAATAACAAAAAATATGCCTTGAAAATGTATTTTGAACCAGAAGAAGGTGAAAAAGAATACTCTATGTATAAATTTTTAGAGGGATGTCCCAATCTTCCAAAAATATATTTTGGAGATTATTTTTTTGAAAAAAATCAATATTTTATGTGTATGAAAAATATGAAAGATTGTGTTGATGGACTAAAATTATCCAATCAATTGATTAATCAAATAATGCGAGATATTTCAAAAGCTCTTACTTTCATCCACCAAAAAAATATTGTACATGGAGATGTTAAATTAAAAAATATTTTAATAAATGATAAAAATGAAGCTTATTTATGTGATTTTACAAATTCATATAATAGAAATACAATTTTAAATGAAGTGGGAACAAGTTGGTATAGATCACCAGAAAATTGCGATCCACGATTGAAAAATTATTTTATTGATTTTCCTTGCGACATTTGGAGCTTAGGAATTTGCTACATTTCTATGTTAAACAATGGAGACATACCAAAATTATTTCGTGTAAATAACCCTCACTTACTCTATCCTAGAATTTCCTTCCAAGATTATATGGATGAGTATATTGAAGAATTTGTAAATAAAATTGAAGTAGAAGATAAATTTTTTACAATAAACTTACTGCAAAGAATGTTATGTGTAGAACCGGACCATAGAATTACTGCTAAAGAGGCTTTTGAGTTGTTAAATAAATAGTATAAAAGCTTTTTAATTATAATTATAAAAAAATGAAGAGAACAAAAAGAATGTGTATGAATGATCTTATGGAATCTTTAGAAAATGAAGAAAAAAATAGTGATATTGAAAATAATACTAAAATATTGAAAGAATTAGTTGAACAAATAAAAATTTTGAATATAAATATTCAACAACTGCTTGAAAATAATTTAGTTAGTAATAATCGCGATACTTCATACATTTCCTAATTTATTTTCTATATTATATATAAATGTTCGAAACAGGAATGACTTTATCATATATTTTGGCAATTTTCTTTGGATTGTTATCAGCATTTGGAATGAGCAAAATAGCCCCTAATTTAAATGGATTCATTAAATTTTTGATTGTTCCATTTTTAGTTATTTATCTTTTCCTTTTATTATTTAGATTAGTATTACCAGGAATTAATAAATTTGGAAGAAACTTTAAGTCATACGTATCAGAGACTGCATCTGATGATATTCACGCAATGTCTTATGTTGAAATTTTCCCACCTATTTTCGCAGTATTTATAATCATTATCATTTTGTTATATACTGGCGTATTTAAGTAATTTAGAATAATTATTTTATATATATAAAATAATATGAGCAAAGTTCAATATCCAATTAGACAAGAAGAAATAGTCGAGTTTCGTGAAGGACCAATCGAGGACAACATGTTCCATGAAACTGGTTTTCCATTAGGAGCAAGTTATCCTGCAAAATATATGAGTTATCAACCAGTTGGAGAGAGAGCAGATGAGGGTCATTGTTTATTAGGTCGCGATGGTTGTGTTCCATTATGTTCGGGTTATAGCAAAAATCCTTGCAATATTGTTGCACCAATTCCTGGTCCCCAATGGCAAGTACAAAACGCAGCAACTGTTCAACGTCGTTTAACCAATCAAGAATATACTCCTTCCAAGTGCCCTCTTGGTCCCACTGTTCTTAGAGAAGCACCTGGATGTCAAAATAGTAATGGAAATAATAGAGAACCATACAAGACCACTTGCTATGCTTCACAACAAGTCCCCAAATTCAATTAAATATTTTTCTTTTATAAATTATGAAAGAATTGAACAATCTTGTTAAAGGTTTAAACCTTTTAACATTTAAAATGCCGACTTAAAAACAAAAATATAATTATAAAAAAATATAAATGGCTGATCTTACAATTGAAATTCAAAAACTTAAAATTGAAAATGAAAATCTTAAAAAACAATTAGAAGAGACAAAAGAACA